TCTTTGAACAACTTCTCTAATAGATGTTTCTATTAACTCACGAGGATCTCTTGTTGTTTCCTCGTGCACTCTGTAAATAGGGTCGTAAAAATATCTTATAATAGATGATTTGTAGTTAAGAGACACAACGTTAACACTTTTTGCGAATCTCCCAGTTCTGAATGTTAAAACTTGATCAGATAGGGGTGGTCCTCTTCTTGGTCCTTTAGGCATCTTATTTGTAACTCTTTGTCGAACTAAAACTGATAGTTGTTCTTTTGAAATAAACCTACCAATTTGTTTTCTGTCAGCTTTTGTTTGCTTAGTTCTTGTTATTCTAGCCCTAGCCATTGGTATACTTCCGCCAGTGGGAATTGTAACGGCAAATTCTTTTACGCCTTGTGCTGTTTTTAGTGAGGTTCTAGTTTTAGTAAAATCTTTAAAAAGTTTAGTTAAATTTTCAATTCCTTTATCTGCAGTGATTGTCGTTACTTGTTTAATCTCATTAATTAAATTTCTCTCAAAGGCATCACTCAAAGAAAGTGTTATAGAATCTTCTGTTCTTGAGTATCTAGCAATAAAAGGTGGGACTTTAAATAAACTAGCCGGAGTAATTATATTTAGAGTTTCAACTTTACCATCAACCATTTTGGATATTTGCAAAAATTTAGACTTATTGTAAAACTCAGGACCGTCACTTGTTTTTTTAATAGCTTCTAAAAGCTCTTTTCCTCTATTTTCGTTTAAAGAAGCAATTGATTTATCATCTAATTCATTTGCAGAAACTTGTCCTAACGCAGACTGTTTAATCTCCTCAGTAAGTTTGATTTTACCTATCTCAGTAGGTTTAGGTTTTTTTGACTGTCCTCTTTTAAATTTAAGTTCAGACTCTTCTACTTTTGACCCTAGTACACTTGAAACTGCCTTTGTAAAAGAATTATCACTTAACATCAAATCTGGTTTTAGTCTTTCAGAGCCGAGTCTTGGTTTTCCTCCAAATATTTTACCAAAAGCCATTTCAATAGCATCTTGTACCTGTTTAGCTCTGGGTGAAGAATTTCTTGGATCTTTAAGTATTTTTTGATAAGCCTTTAATACTTCTGGATCGCTTGTTTTTGTTTTAAAAGCAATAAAACTATCAGTCACTATGAAATAATCCTATACAAATCTAAAATACGGCGAATATGAGGAGGGAAGTTCCCAGCAAGAGGATAATTATCCCCGCGCTCACCTTCAAATGAGAAGCCTTTCTTTTCTTGATCTTGTTTAAAGATAAGTTTAATCATATCAAGAGTAGCCAGTTGAATATCCTGTGGAATCTCACCTGACTCATATCCAGCACGATACTCCACTCTTACACCTGAGGGGAAAGGGGAGAATCCTGGAGGTCCTGATAAGGTCAGTGCCGGATAGCTATTACGAATAGTTGGGTAAGTACCTCTTACTCCAACAGCACCTGTATCGCGAGTTACCTCACCCATATCACGAGAAAAGTTGTATTCATTTGTTTCATTGTGTACATCATTAGCTTCAGTATCATCATTAGACCCATCAAAGTGAACTAAAAAAACAGTCTCACCATCAGGTCTAAAACGTTTTGTGGGAGGAGTAAAATTCGCCGAATATCTAGCCTTGTTGGAAACTCTAACTTCATCTACATAACCTTTAAATGTGGTTGCTATTTCTACGTTTGAGGTAAAAGTTAAATTCTCAACTGCAAAAGATGCATCAGCTATTGTGTTACCATTATAGTGTAAGAATAATTTTTCCTCTGTCAAATCGCGAGATACAGCAACATGTGCGAATCGACGTTTTGCAAACTGCTGACTCTCAATTGATGTGTTAGCACCTTGTATAGTTGTCGCACTTCCTGAAATATTAGCTTCAAAAGCTAGACCATGCTGATTTGCAAGCCTAAATTGTATGAAATTTGAAGAGTCTGTGTTAATTGCAAATAACACATTATCTTGTAAAGTAGGCTCATCAACACGAATAAACATTTCGATGGTAAAATCACCCTCTTCAAATTCTAAGTTTTCTGGAACCGTAGAGCCTAACACATAATCTGAAATTCCAGTCTCAAGAGATGTTTTACCAAACTTTTTAATTCTTGAGTTTAAATGAGCATTGTTTTGAAAAGTTAAAGTAAGTGACTCTGTATCATGAGTTGTGACAGGTCTTCCAATCGTGGTTGGATCAGCTAAAATTACATCTTCAGTCCCATTAAACTCTGAAACCTGAAAAACGTTAGAAAGTGGCAATCTAGACACCATAACAGAAGTTTTACCTCCGTCAAAAACTTCAACATAGTCATTCGCAAGAATCTCTTGACCAATATAGTGCTCAACTACTCCAGTAGCATAAGAAATAATATTAGACAAGCGAGCATCTTGTGTGTCTGAAGAAATGCTCAAGTAGTCTTTTACTTGTGCGAGTGTTATGTACGGATATTTACCTAAATTTTCTTCTAAACGATCTACCATTCTGTTTCACCTTGTAATAAAAAGGGAGGCGATGACCGCCTCCCCCAGTGTAGTTTAAAGATGTGAAACCTAAACTTAGGCTCCACATTCAATTGTAACAGCGTAGCTGTACTTAGTAGCATCAAGGGCAGAGCTTGAGTTTGTGGTCAGAGCCTTAAAGTCAATACGAGTGCTCATGTACATCGCAGTAACCTGCTGACGTGGTTCATACTCGCTCTCAATCTCGATACCGCGACGTTCTGCAATCATAAAGCCAGGCTTATAAAGCAGGACACCAATATCATTGTTCTCAGTACCAACGTTATCTAAGAACTCAGAGATTGCAATCGGAATACCGTATACGGCACCAACGGAACCTGTGAGGTAGGTAGCATTTGGACCAAACTTATCAACTGTCTGGAAGTCAGAAGTTGTTACAAGGTTGTTATAACCCTCAATTGAGGTGATATATACCAGGTCATTACCAAGCTGAAGGCCATATTTGCCAAGCTTTGTGCGAGCTGCAGCGATATCTGAAGGATCAGCTTTATCGTTTGCAGAACCTGTATCTACGGTCAGGCCAGCGCCTACGTCAGCTGTCAGGTTAGTAACACCTTCAATGACAGAAGCAAAACCAGTACCAGCTGTGATGGCGTTAGTAGGTGAAGCTGTAAAGCCAGATAATGCACCAGTTCCACGCAGGATTGACTTATCGATAGCACGTGCTAAACGACGTGTCGCAGCTGCACGCAAGAAGTCGAGCAGAGGAAGAACTGTATCTTCTTCTTCGTCTTTTGCAAGGTGTGTGGTTGCCATAAACTTATGTGGAGTAAAGTCCACTGAGCTAATGGTATTCTGATTGCTGGTTGGGACACGTGAGGAATCGGCAATACCTGTGGCAAATGTGCCTGATGCAAACTGTGCTACATCACCATCGGTGTCTTCATCTGCAACTGGTACGCGGAATGTTTTTGCATCCACCTGCATACGGTTAAACATTGGAGCAACAACGAGCTGCTGTTCCATTTCTGTGTAAATGTTTTGTGAGAAGTTGCTAAGGAACTGGTCAACAGATGTAACAGCTTTCATGCGAGCACCCATTTTGGTGTCAAAGATGTCACGCTTGTTTAACAGTTTTGCAACTAGAACGGCGTTAGCCATGTCTTTGTCAGAAAACTGCTCTTTACGAGAAGCTTCCTGGTAGTGCATCTTAGAGCGCTGGAGTGCAGCAATCTCTTCTTGATACTTATTCATTTGAGCTTTAAGTTCAGCGACTTGCTCGGATTCACGTGGGGTATAGGCGGTATTAGAATCGCCATTTACCAGCATTTGTTGGTCAGCAGCGTCTGCTTCCTTCACGATAGCTTCACCGGTCTTTTGAACCAATTCAGCGACTTGAGGCTCAGACACTTCAGCACGTGGTGCTTCTTTTTTGATCTCCTCAACTGGCGCAGTTTGCGCAGCTTCAGTAAGATCGATTGTATCTACGACTTGATCAGCCATGATGTCGTTCTCCTTTGTAGAATGATCGTGAAGCTCGTTAGTCAGACTTTGCTTAGAAACTGTGTCTTCACTATTTTGAATTTTTTTGACTTGTGAAAGTTCATCTGTTTTCACATTAAGAACATTATCACAGTCTTGACCGTTAGCGTCAACCTCTAAAAATTTAAAGATTGGAGATTGGTCAGTTGCGATTTTAGCGACTTTAAACATTTTTTCTTGATAATTTACAAGATCGCCGTGTTGAAGTGCACTTGCGTCAACGGAAAGCAAGTTTGTGAACGGAATTGATTCATTAGGATCAGCAATATGTAATTGCTCTTCCTCATCATCCTTTTCAATGTCAGTATCTGCTTCCTCGGCTTCGGCTTTGACTTCGACTTCTTGTGCCTCAGTTTTAATCTCTGTGGCATCAAGAACTGTTGTTTCAGAATTTTCTTCAACAAGTTCGTCAGATTTTGAATCTGTCATTGCTTCCTCCTCGGTTGGAGACAACGGACGTTCGTTAACAACTTCGCCCTCCTCCATGTTGTGAATTGGAACACCTGCCATTGTGATATCGTGAGTATGACCATTGGCCTCCATCACAACACCTGCAACAACTTTATGAGCGTGGTTTTGCATATGAGATGCGTAGGTAGTTACACCATTTCCCATTTCATCCATTTCAACTGTATGATAATGTCCATCGCTCAAGTCAGTGATTCCTGCTTTAATTTTACGCATCTTCTTAATTTCTTCAGTATCAGCTTCTTTTAATGATTTCTTAAACTCATCAAATTCTGCATCTGATTCAAATGATTTACGAATTGAAAAAAGCGAGTCTTGGTTACACGGTACTGATACAACAGAGATTTCTAATAATTCAACATCAGTAATTAACATTGAATCATCTTCTCTATTATATTTACCATCTTTAACTCTAAAACCTACAGAAAAACTTTTAAGAGCACCATCTTTTATAAGAGTTTGTACTCCGTGCGTTTTTTCAGCAGCTTCGCTGATAGCTCCTTCAACATAGATTCCTTTTTTATCAACTTTAATATTTTCAACACGACCTATTGGGCAGTCATGTTTATGTTGAAAAAGAAGAACTGGGTTACGACGATAGTTTTCCACACCTTTAGCCCAAGCCTCAGCAGTAACAATATCGCCAGCACGATCTTTAGCTGTAGTATTAGCATAACCTGCAATTTTTAACGCTTTTGAGCCTTTTTTATACTCTTTAGTTTCGAAAGCGCTGTTTAAATAAATAGTTTTATTCATCTGGTAATTCCTCTATATCAGTAGATTCCTCTTGAGAGGGTCTTCCACCTTGGGTAGCGTCAGTCGCACTACCTGTAATGTTTTGTGGTATCCTTATATTATCATTATTTTCCATTTTTGGAAATCTTAATCCTTCACGAGCTTCATTTGGGGTAATAATTCCTGTATTAACGAGCTTAGAATAGTAAACTGCTTGTGTTCTATTATCTGGTTGTAGTGCAGGAACTGAAAGTCTATCAGGACGGATTTCAACTCCTCCATTAAAGAAATGTGAAAAGGCAGAACAAAACTGATTTAGCAGGGGTAAAACTGTGTGAAGGTAGAATAATTTTTGATTAGCATCAATATTAGCATTATTACCTGATTTTAATAACACATATGGAACACCTAATGCTTTAGCCATATCTTGTTGGATGCGTTCAATAGAATTTTCAAAATCTAATTGATCAAAAGATTTTGTAGAAAACTCATCAATCTTCAAACCACCATCTAGAATGGCTGGGTTACGAGCTCCATCAAAAATTGTAGTATATGAAGCTCTCCAAGATTCTAACAAACGTTCTTTAACACGTTTTGATAAAATATTATCTGTTGTTAGTACAAACCCTGGAAGAGCATTGTTTTTAAAGAATTGACGTTGAAACTTAATCATATAATAGTAAAGCTCCATTAAGTTTAAAACTGGCTTGAGTTTTGATGTACCTCTGAAAATGGAGTTTTCGTTTTCAGCCATAACATGAATAATTTCCTGGGGCTCAAATCTGATTGAATCTGCTTTAGTGGTTTGTTTACCTCTTCCAAATCCGTAAAAATCTTGAGATTGCTGATTATGAATTAAATAATTGTAGTGAGACACAAATGTACGATCATCAGGAACTACTTCTACATCGTTAGCAGGAAGTAAATAAAGATCACCACCATCATAGTAGAAGAAAGCATTTCCATCTAGTTGAAAGTCTAAAAAAGCTCTTCTGAATAAACGAACTCTATCCTCAAAAGGATTTGGTTTGATATTAAGCAACTTGTTAACTTTTTTAGCAGCTCCACCCTCAACTACAAAAGGAATTTCACACATCGCATTGATTATCATATCAACTGAACGATGAATGACTTCAATCTCACGATAAGCCTGTTCAAAATCAACAATAGTCTCAGGAGAAGCATAAGGCTCTAAAGAAGCTATAGAAGGTTGAGCTGGATTGAGCTTCAACACATTAGCCACAAATTTTCTTATACCTCTTAAATCGTCATCTGCCATGTTTTTCCTTTTGTATGTCTAACCAATTTACAATTTTTAATGCTAAATGATTTGAATATCTTTGTCCATAAATAGTGTGCAAACGCTGGTGATGTTTTTTGCAAAGTGTAAATAAGTTGTGATGGTCTAAACTCTGCTTACAGTCTACCGCAAATTTTTCACGGAGGGAAGTAATTTTTTCAACAGTATCAATTTCAATCACTTTATTTTTGATACACCACTCATTAAACAGTTGACTTATGGAATATATATGATGCAGCTCAAGACTATCTTTTGATCCACATATATAACACTCATCACGTAGTTTGTAATCCTTTTTAATATAATCTCTTATATACTTTATTGGAAATCTTTTTAATTCAGACATTGTTCAATCACCTCCCATCTTAGTTTATAATGTTCAGGGTCTCTATTAAGACCCACTTCTCCTTCAGGTAAAGGTAATACTTTTCCACCCACAGTCTCTAAACTATTTAAATTATAGTATTTTTTAATTAAATAGCTGACAATAATATCATCACCTCGCTTAATTTCTCTAAATTTTAACAAGTCTTTTTTAATGACATTAAGTGCTTCTTGTTTTACCAACATAATTGACCCAACTAGAAAATCAACTCTTGAGTTTGTACACCAGTGATCTTTTAAGTCTTTATACTTAGATGCTTTTTCAACCCCAGATTTACCATAAATACCAATTAAAGGGACGTTTTTTGATTTTAGCTTTTGAATCAAAAGAGGTGAGGGTAAGAGATCATCATCTAAAACTAATTTAAATTGTTCTGGATAGTCGTAACACCTAATCCACCGTTCAATGCACATTTTATTTTCACTGTTGTTTATTACATCTACATTACGAGATAGATATTTAAAAGATTTATTAGGATTATTATTAACTACTGTGATTGGTAGTGCTCGATGAAATGTATCACAAATTGCTCTTACATTTTCAGGCCTCTTATAGTTTAAAATAATAATTCTAAGCATAGATAGTAATATTACTCATTTTTTGATGAGTGTATATTGCGTAACGAACTGCATCACATGGGTGCGAAGCCCAATCGTGAACTGGTTTTGGGTTTTCAGTATTAGGATTCCACTTATAAGCACTCATAGCAGAAAAAGTATGTCTTGCGCCTTCTGTATCAAAATACAAGCGATCTTGTTCAATTAATACTTGAAGAGAGTTGATACCGTCATTTACTGATTTAATAGCGTTTTCACAATATATATCGTAGTCATAGGCAAAATCAGCTTTAACTTGTTGCGCAGCAGAATCAATATAAATAGTATCAATTCCCCATTCGTTAATTTTTTCTTGTATTTCAGCTGCAAGTTCTGAAGTTGTAGATTCTTTTGAGATAAATTCATCAACTAAAAAATAATTGTTCCCATCTGTACCAATTACTACAAATACATTTTCATCTCTATACCCAACATCAAGCCCTCCAATAACTTCAGAAAATCTCTCACCAACATAGTCACCTATATGTTTTTCTTCATCAAGATCAAGATAAATCTGAGATTCGGTGGTAGTCCACTCACATTCGTATTCTTGTAAGTATAAGGCTTTTGTAATGGTGCGGCGAGCCTCTTCAACATCGATTTCAGATAAAAGTGGGTTTGAGCGCCATGTATGGATTGAAGAGCTCCAGTCTGGATATTCTGGATCTTCTCCTCTTAAATAATAATCATACAAATAATTACCTTTACCTCTTGGAGTTGAGATCCATAAACAACGCGAGTCTGTAAAGGTTGAGAGAGCAGGTCGTAAATCACGAGTGTAATACTCATCATTAGGAATAATTGCTGCTTCATCTACAATTAAAAGATTAGCAGCTCTTCCAACAAGTGAATCACGATTATTTGCAGAGAGCAATCTAAAAACTGAACCATTAATTAGTTTTACTACTTTGTCTTTTTGGTTGAATCGCTCTACTTCAATGTCAAGTTGTCTAATCAAGTCTGTAACATAATCCCAAATAATTGAAGAAAGAGAAAAGTTTGGAGCAACTACCATAACTTGTTGACCCGGCTCTAATAGTTTTGCAAAAGCTAAGATTGCTGCTGCATATGATTTTCCAGTACGACGAGCTGCTATATGCACACAAAAACGTGATTGATCTAAATTCTCGACCATTGCCCATTGTGATTCGTTAAACTGAACGGGAGTTGGTAGTTTGTCTAACAGACGTTGAATTTTAATTCGAAAAAATTTATTGTTCATCTAGGAAACATGCTAATAATCATTGTGATGACGGAAACTACAGTAACTGAAACACCCCCGATCCATAACAGTGTTTTAAGAGAAGCTCTACCTTGTGTAGCCATTTCACGAATTGATGCTACCTCAGAATCTATGTTATCTATACGCTGTTCTAATCGGTGAAACATTGTGACAATATTTTCATAACGCTCTTCACACACAGCTTCATGAGCAGAAATGCCTGCTTTGTTACTTTGAGATCGCTCATGCAGTCTATCTAGTTCTGTTTGTATTTGATCGAGTTCACGTGTATCATTCATTGTCGCTCCTTAAATTTTAATAATATACTGCACCACTTCACTAGGTAGTGTTGTAGCGACAGAAAAACCATTTACACTTAAAGATGGAATTGACAACGCTGGAACTGATAGTGCTGGAACTGATAGTGCTGGAACTGATAGTGCAGGGACTGAGTGAGTATGGTTTCCCCCTGCTAAGTTACCAGAGCTTAAAGCTGGCACAGAGTGTGTATGGTTATTAACAGTTAGTGAAGGTATTGAATGTGTGTGGTTATTAACAGTTAATGATGGTATGGTTAACGCCGGAACAGAGTGAGTGTGATTTCCACCTGCTAAGTTGCCAGAGCTTAACGCTGGAACAGAGTGTGTGTGGCTTCCACCTGCTAAGTTGCCAGAGCTTAAAGCTGGCACTGAATGAAAATGGTTATTAACAGTTAATGAAGGTATTGAGTGAGTGTGATTTCCACCTGCTAAGTTACCAGAGCTTAACGCTGGTACAGAGTGTGTATGGTTATTAACAGTTAATGAAGGTATAGAGTGTGTATGATTCGTCTGATTGACTGAAGTAACAAAGGCGCGCTGTGTCACGTCTTTAGTACCAGAACCAAGTGTGTCGTTTCTGGTAACTGAACCAACAGTTAAATCTCCTGCACCATCAGCACCCGTATTGGAAGCTACAGTTGTAGATGTGCTATTGCCTGTGGTACCAGTTCCAGTATTACCTGAAATTGATACTCCACTATTGCCTGTGTTAGCAGCTGCAGTTGTAGATGTCTTATTACCTGTGTTACTAGATCCAGTATTACCTGAAATAGATACACCTGAACCACCTGTAGTGCCAGTGCCTGTATTACCTGAAATTGATACACCACTATTTCCTGTGTTACCAGTTCCTGTCACAACTGTTGGTGCATTACTAGCATTATATCCCACAGTTGTTGAACCTGCATTACCTGTATTAGATGCGGCAGTAGTGGAGGTAGAGTTACCAGACGTACCTGTGCCTGTACTACCTGAAATTGATACAGTGCTATTACCTGTGGTACCGGTGCCTGTATTGCCAGTGCCTGTATTACCAGTTCCAGTATTACCTGTGCCTGTATTGCTAGTGGCTGTTGTAACACCATTTTTAGTGGCAGAGTTTATAACTGAGGAAGCTGCAGCAGATCCTGTAGTTGTCCCTAGAGCTGTGTTATTTGAGCCCTTACCTAGCGGAACTTTATCTCTTAGATCAGGGACGTTAAAAGTGGCAGCACCATCACCAGTTCCAAATGTAGTGCCAATTACAGCGAAAAGACGTGCATAAGTTGTACGAGAGACAGCTGAATTGTCACAC